TGAAATCATCTATGTTTCCCATGATTAGCCTCCTACCTCTGTAAAGCTTACCCCAGTTCTAACTGCGATAAAGTTTAGAGTTATAAAGTTGATAGAACGACTGGGTTTGATAAAGATATCTGCAACAAACTCATTTCTATCAATGACCTCACCAGTATTATTAGAAGCATCAGCTTTAACACTAAAGTCTGTGATACCTCTTCTACCTTGGATGTCTCTCAAGAAAGGTTCTACCAAGTTTCTAAACTGTGCTCTTGTGAACTCATCATTGAACTCAAAGAGTTGGAACTTAGCAGCAGTTGCAATTGCCTTCTCAAGAAGTAAGAATAGTCGTCTTACGTTAATTCTATCAAATGCACTTGGTTTACTTAATGCAGTCTTATCTCCAAACAGAACCACACCTTGGCCTGGGAAGTTAACAACTGGATTTACTCTCGCACGATACAGTCTGTCTCTTTCTGCCTTCGTAGGATTGTAAGAAAGTTTTACTGCACCTCTTACGTTTCCTCTGTTGAAACCAGCAGGGGAGAAGAAACTATCTGCGATTTGGTCTGTGAAAGCACAGAGTCCAGCAGTGTCTCCGTTCAATGGTACAAATCTGAATACGTCATTGTACTTATCAAACATATATTTGTATGCACTATCAAACACCATGTAAGAAGATGATGGACACAAATCAAATGCGTCAATCACGTTTGCAGTTGCAGTGTTAGATGAAGATACACCTACTGTTGCAGATCTGAAAGGTGATACGAAACCTACGCAATCCCTTCTCTTTTCCACAAGTGCAGTTATCATTGTTACATGAGTGTCTTGAGATGAAGAAGTATCACCAGCTCCACCACCACGACCACCAAGAACAAGGTTGATGTCTAGTGACTCTGTATCCTCAAACTTATCATATGCACTTTCATACTCACCAGCATTTAGTGCATAGTCGTCAGTTCCACCAGCAAGTTCTGATTTTGTTGGTGTGGATATAGCTGAATAACCAGATGTTCCATCTTCAAGTGAGATATTACCATCTGCATCTGTTCCACCACTATCTGTTGCGTTCAAGATAATGTTATCTCCAGTATCAGTGTTAGAACCATCAGTTCCGTTTAAGATAATTGAACCAGCTGCACCACTAATATCCTCACCAAAGTTTGCTCCACCAGTATTGTGATCCATCCAGTAAACAAACTGTGATGATTTAAAAATTCTATTTGGATAATAGATGCTGTCACCCTGTGGTGATTTTGCATTTACATTGACAGACAGATTTCCAAATGTTTCTAAAACAGCATTTGTTCTGTTACCATTTGTGTCCACAGAGAAACCAGAGATGTCACCTTCAGTATCATAAACTACGATATGTATTTCGTCATTATTTCCTCTGTTGTTCTGTGTTGCATAATCAGATGTGGCTGGAGCTCCGTCAAACAAGTCATAAAATCTCCATCTTCTGCGAATGTTTGTTCCAGATGTGATTTGACTTTGTAATCCAGCACCATTTGGATCGTCTTTTAGTTTAATTGTAATTGTGTTACTTGTTGTATTTCTTGCAGTTACTTCGTACTCAAATGTCTCACCAAAGTTTACAATGTCTCCAACATTGATGACACTTGCATCTGTTACTGATATTGCTGTTTGTCCTAATGCCTCTGTTCCAGAGGTTGTAGTCACAGCAGTTTGTTCGTATGCAGTCGCACTTGAACAAATAGAAACACCTAATCCGTTTCCATGTGTTCCAGCAGTTCTCGCAGCCCACTCACCAACAGAACCTTGACCATCTTCAAAACTTGTCTGATAATGGTCATCATCTCTAACAAGTAGTCCAGCTCCATTTGCTGTTGCATTTAACACTCCAGATTCAGCACGAACAACTTTTAGATTGTCGCCGTATTGTAAGAAGTTAGCAGCAGTAAAAAAAGTCTCAAACTGATTACTTGTGTTCTGTGGTTTACCAAAAATTTGAACTAACTCTTCCTCTGATGAAATTGTTGTGACTGAACCAACTGGGCCTTTTTGAAAGGCACCACCAATTGCACCAATGGAAGTTGCTACGGCAGGAACGACATTCGTTAAATCTATTTCCCTGACGTTAACGCCAGGTGATACTAAAAATGACATGATTTTTTGCTCCTTAATCTAGAGTAAACTCTTATTTCCTTCTTATTTATAAAAATAGAGTTTCTAAAAACATTCTTTTATATGTGACAAAACATATAAATAGTTGTATGGAAACTCATTATCAAAAGTATAAGGAAACTATTAAAAAGGTAGCTCGTAGGAACTACCAAAAAAGAGTTGCATGGTTAAACAATCACCTTGGTAACGAGTCATGCGTTCACTGTGGGGAAAGTGAAACAGTGTGTCTTAAACTATACCCACATGATGCAGAAATTCGTAAACAAGCAAAACGAGTTGGACAAAATGACGAAAGTAGAAAAGAGGTACACAAACTAATGAATAGTTGTAAAGTAGTTTGTTCTAATTGCTGGATAAAACTTGATAATGATTTGATTGAATTTCTTTGATTATCTCTTCCCTCTGTTTATCTGTATACTTTGTCCACTCAGATATTTGTTCAGATGTTCTACCACACCCTATACATACACTATCTATAAGTTTGCAGATTTTGACACAAGGACTTTTCACTACCAATCCGAATCATATTGTCTAACTATCGGACTCCATCTTGTACCATATTCATCTATAGCAGTTCCAATATTTTCATCCTCTAATCCGTTCACTACAAATCCAAAAGGAGCCATGTCCTGTTCTAATTGGTCTTGTTGTTCTTTGTACATCTGATGTCTAATATCATTATCTGTAAGTTCTTTGAAATATGTTTGATCTGTAGTCCAACCAAAGATAAAGAGACAAGCAACCATGTCATCATTACAACCATCGTCAGCCTCAAAGGAAGAGCCCTTTACAATAAATGTTGACAGTTCGTTTATTGTATCAAAGTCCTCTATGATAAGTTTATTATCCTCTACGAGTTGTTTTAGATTTGAGCAACCTATCTTCTTTACAGCCTTAGTTGTTCTTACACCTAATTGAGCTCTACCACCAGAGAAACCACCACCAAGTATTTGTCCAGCACGACCCCTCATAGATGCCATGATTAGATTATCATATTCTAAATCATACTGAAGTGTGTTTGCAACTTGTTCACCAATATCATTCACTTCTACTAAAACAAATGCCTGATTGTATGCTCTTGCGACATCATAGATTTTACTTGGAAAGATAAGTGGTTTAATTTCATTATCTCTAAACTTTGCAACGATACGATATGGTACTGTCGTTACATCAAAAACTATAAACGCAGAGTAATCATTTTTTGTTCCTCGTGAAACATCAGCAGTTAAAACATATGTTGAACCCTCTTGTGGTTTTTTATACACATCCAAACCAGCATTAGATTGTATCGGTGTCTTATATGCAAGTGTTCTTAGTTTTTGTGCGTTTATAAGTGTATCAATAGAACCTAAGAACTCACACTCAAACTCTGTATTAAATTGTTGTTCACTTGTGTTTGCAATGGTTTCTTTCTTCCTCTGCATCTGTCCACAACTTATAGAACATATTCATACCATGTGGTGTAGAAACAATTATAACTTTCGTAGATTTACCAGATGAAATGGTAGGATACACAGAACTAAAAAACTGTTCTGCAACATTTGATGGTACATATGCAAACTCGTCCAAGAATATGATGTTGTAACTTCCCCCCCTCACAGCACTCGCAGAGGTCGAGGAAGCAAGTATTTTAGACCCATTCTCCAACTCTAGTGAACCTTTGTTCCATGACATAACTCCTTGTTGCAACCATTTTGGTAGATGCTCATACGCAAGTTGTAGTCTACCTAACAGATCTCGTGCAGTTGCAGCCTTGTTTGCAAGGATAGCAATGTTGACACTAGGATTAAATAACGCATAGTGTAACAGATAAGATATCATTGTTGTAGACTTACCAGACTGTCTTGGTAGTTTACAAATAGTAAAACGATTATTGTGAAATGTACCAACCATTTCTTTCTGAAAGTTGTACATCTTAAAAGGTATCAATCCCTCATCAAGAGAGACAATTCTTACATAATTCTGTATGAAATACAATGGGTCATCCATACACCTCTTGTACTCAAGAAGTTCTTTTTTAGTCCACTCTTGTTGTACGTTTGCTTTTTTTAGATTTGGATTACCTAGATAAGTAGGTTCATTCAT